TTCTGTCCAAACTTAAGTTTCTTGCCAACGGCTGTGGCGTTGACTTCGTGGTGCTGGATCATATCTCAATTGCTGTTTCCGGAAGAGAAGACGGGGATGAACGACGAATTATAGATAACCTCATGACAAACCTGAGGTCACTCGTTGAGCAAACTGGTGTAGGAGTCATTGCCATCAGTCACCTCAAGAAGCCTCAGGGTGCATCCGCCACTCCGCATGAGGAAGGCGGGAGAGTCACACTCGATGACCTTCGCGGGTCTGCGTCCATCAAACAGTTAAGCGATACCATCATAGGTATCGAGCGCAACCAGCAGGACAAGGAAGAGTCCGACTACTGTACACTCAGGGTGCTCAAGTGTCGCTTCACGGGCGAGACTGGTATAGCCGACACCCTTCACTACAACCGGAAGACTGGACGACTCATAGCCGTGGAGCGTGAGCCGATTGCAGAGTTCCAACAGGAGATCTAATGGGCGCATTCACCAAACACGCCCGTCGTCGTAGTCTGAAGAAGAAGTTAAACATGGCGGCTCAACTCCAAGGTTATCTACTGAATCGGATTCAGCAACTCAACCAACAGATCGCTGGTCCTACTATCGAGCAGAGAAATGCGGCGATGATCCAGAAGATCAAGGAGGTTACATGCGGAGTGTAACTCTCAAGAACGATGGTGTAGAGTGCACTGTCTCTGATGGTGGCGGGGATCTCACCATCTATACCTACGTTGATCTAATCAAGCAGTGCTTGGTAGGCGTAGGGTTCCACCCTGACAACGTGGACGATGTGTTCCACGACGAAGCAAGGTGGTCATTACCAAAGAAGGAGGACAGTTGCTAATCTTTGACTTGGAGACCGATGGCCTCCTGCCAGAAGTATCCGTGATCCACACCATCACTACATATGAGACTGAGAGAAATCTCTATGCTACATATGACAAGAAGGATGTGAAGCACGGCATTACACAGATCCTGAATGCTTCGGAGATCTGTGGTCACAACATCATTAACTATGATATACCCGTGATCAAGAAACTCGTTGGGTTGGAACCAAAGGGGACGATCAGGGATACCATGGTGCTTGCACGACTAGCATACCCTGAGATCAAGGAACTGGACTTTGCCCTTCTCAAGTTGGGCAAACTCCCCGGCAAACTCATAGGCCGACACTCGTTGGAGGCATGGGGCTGGCGGATCGGAGAATATAAAGGTACCAAGATCGAGGATTGGAGTCAGTGGACACAAGATATGTCCGACTACTGCAAGCAAGATGTCAATGTAACACAACTACTGTGGCGTAGGTGCATGCAGAAAGGTCTCCCCGAAGAGGCCATCGTACTGGAACATCAGGTTCAGACGATCATCCAGAGACAGACAGAGTTCGGCTTCGCGTTCGATAAGGACAAAGCCGAGAAGTTCTACTCAATACTTCTGAAGAAACAGAAGGAGTTGTCTGCGAAACTCCGGGAGTTCTTCCCACCGTGGACCACAGAGGAAGTGTTCATACCCAAGCGGGACAATAAAACCAAGGGATACAAAGCAAATGTACCCTTCGTCAAGGTCAAGACCATCGAGTTCAACCCTGCGTCTCGCGCGCACATCGCAAACCGTCTCACAACTCTGTACGGCTGGAAGCCAACAGAGTGGACAGACGACGGCTCACCCAAACTGGACGAAGACACTATCAAGGAACTCAACTATCCTGAGGCACCGTACCTCGCAGAGTACTTCCTGATCACCAAAAGGATTGGACAACTCGCAGAAGGCACGGAAGCATGGCTCAAGAATGTTGGGAGCGATGGGCGTATGCATGGTTCAGTAAACACCATTGGTGCAGTAACAAGGAGGATGACCCATTCACACCCTAACATGGCCCAAGTTCCAAGAGTTGGCACAGAGTATGGCGCTGACTGTAGAGGATTGTTTTATTCCCCTGCTGGAACTGAACTGGTTGGAGCAGACGCTAGTGGCTTGGAGTTGCGTTGTCTTGCTCACTACATGGCTGCATATGACAAAGGAGCCTACGTTCAAGAGTTGCTTAAGGGAGACATTCACACAGTCAACCAGCGGCTTGCAGGATTACCTGATCGTGATACTGCAAAGACATTTATCTACGCCTTCCTCTATGGAGCAGGTGATTTCAAAATCGGGACCATCATTGGAAAAGGAACTGCGCAGGGCAAAGCGATTAAGAACAAGTTCCTTGAAGGCTTACCGGCATTGGCTAGCCTTAAATCTGTGGTTGAAAGTGTTGCGCAAGAGAAAGGAGTTCTACGCTCCCTTGACGGAGCGCCAATCAAAGTAAGATCACAGCACGCGGCCCTCAATACACTCCTGCAAGGCGCAGGAGCAATCGTCATGAAGAAGGCGCTGGTCTGCACCGACCAAGCACTCCAAGAGTCGGGGCTGATCCCGGGCAAGGACTACGAGTTCGTTGCCAACATCCACGATGAGTGGCAGATTGAATGCAAGAAAGGACTGGGTGTCACCTGCGGCGAACTCTCAGTCAAAGGAATCATCAAGGCTGGAGAGTTACTCAATCTCAGGTGCCCCCTGAATGGAGAGTTCAAGGTGGGACATACATGGGCAGAAACTCATTAACCTATTGGCAACAGCAGTATATAAACCCAGACCCTCTGGTCTACAACCCTCACAAAGAAAGGTGGATACAAGTAGCATGCCCAACCACATCGATCATCCGGTCCATTACACTCAGGGCATTGAGTGCATTGACTACATTCTTTCTCACAACATGGACTATCTTGAAGGAAACATCATCAAGTACATAACCCGATATAAGTTCAAGCATGGCGTAGATGACCTCCGAAAAGCCGAGTGGTATTTGAAACGGCTGATGGCTAAAGAATCTTTAGGAGTATCAGCGGCACCACCTGTGATGCCCGTTGGTCCTGATTGGCCTAAACCCGGAGAACCAAAAACTTATGGCCCAATCAAGTGGCCCAAATTCGATAAGTCCATAAAGGATTTTGTTATCCCTGTTGGTCCTTCTGATTGGCCTATGCCACCGGCTGTAACTGCAGAGGAGGTGTTGATTACGGAAAACATCCGTTTCGATGACAATGATTCCTACTGGCCTTCACCTTCAGAGTCCGCTAAACCTTTGTATTTGGAGGACATTCCTAACAAGCACCCAAAGGAAAAGTTCTGTTGTCCTCAGATCGATCTTGGCGCAGAGCATAAGGATGAGGTTCTCAAGGAGACCCTGCAAGCCATGAAGGACGACGAGTGCCGGCACCAGTGTGCTAACTACATTCGTCCGTACAAGTTCTGAGATGCCAGTAACCCAAGCACTACTCATAGACGGAGATATCATACTCCATCGCTTCGGCCATGCAAACCAGACATCCGTTAAGTGGGAACCCGAAGCGGAAGCCTCGATTTCTGTCGGTGACACTGACAAAGCACTTGAGGATGTAGATGATTTTGTCCGTGGCTTATCCATCAAGTTCAAAAAGGCAGAACCTATCCTGTGTTTCTCAGGGTCCCGTAACTTTCGATATGCAGTGCTTGAGAGTTACAAGTGGAACCGGAAGAACTTGGAGAAGCCAGTCCTGTTCAACACCATCAAGGAGTTCCTTTGGAAGAACTATGTGTGTCTGATGCAGGATGTGCTTGAGGGTGATGACCTCATGGGCATCATGAGCACCGAGGCCAGAGGCAAGTACATCATCTGTTCCATCGACAAGGACATGCTCCAAATTCCGGGGCGACACTACAACTGGAACAGCCAACGAAGATCAGTGGTTACCGTACACCAAGGCAATCACTTCTTCTACCGTCAAATCTTGACCGGAGACCCCGGCGATGGATACACAGGTATCCCCGGCTGTGGTCCCGTCAAGGCTGACAAGATATTGCTTGGACTAGAGGGCGAGTCCCATGAAAATTATTGGGGGGCCATCACCGAAGCGTACACCTCGGCTGGTCTTTGCGAGGCTGACGCCATCAAGCAAGCACGAGTTGCACGTATCCTCCGTCGAGGAGAATACAACTACGAGACGAAAGAGGTAAACCTTTGGACACCTTAAGATTGGCATATGCTTTCTTCACCACCACTGTAGTCAAACACCCATGGGTCAACTTTGAAGACCTGAGGAAACGCTATGTGTTCCTCAAGGGTCAGCAGAAGTTCGGAGAGAGATGAAA